TCACCTGAAAAATTATTAAGAATTAGTGTGTCTATGATTGATGACGTTGCTAAAACACTTAATGACTTTTTAAAAGACTACAAATCAAATTATGGCGACTTGGAATATGAAGAGATGCCTAAACTTGTATTTGTTATAGACAGTCTGGGTATGTTATTAACACCTACTGACGTAGCACAATTTGAAAAGGGTGACCTAAAAGGTGACTTAGGTAGAAAGCCTAAGGCTCTAACAGCATTAATTAGAAATACTGTTAACCAATTAGCACCATTTCCGATTGCTCTAGTGGCAACTAACCACACTTACGCATCGCAAGATATGTTTGACCCTGATGATAAAATATCAGGCGGACAAGGCTTTATATATGCAAGTAGTATTGTTGTAGCACTTCAAAAGTTAAAACTCAAAGAAGATGCAGATGGCAACAAAGTTACAGATGTTAAGGGTATTAGAGCGAAATGCAAAGTAATGAAATCTCGTTACAGTAAGCCGTTCGAAACTGTTCAGTTAAAAATACCTTACGACACAGGCTTAGAACCAATTAGTGGACTAGTAGATATCTTTGAAACAAAAGAAATATTTACTAAAGTAGGAAACAAACTACTTTATGTAAGTCCAGTAACAGGCGAAGAGCATAAGCATTTCAGAAAGCAATGGAACGATGCTGAGAAATTACAAATGGTAATGGACGAATGGGGTACTAACCCTAATAGAGATTACCACCCTTTAGAAGATATAGATGAAGAAATTGACGAGGAGACTTTAGATGGACAATCTACAACTATTGAGTGAAGTTTGGGATAGTGTGTCTATACACATAGACCCTAAGTTAAAAGTCGAAGCCGCTGAAAATCTAGTTAGAGTATTTGAAGAAAATGGAATGCTCGATCCAGATGAAATTAAAATGTTTACAGATTGTGATAAACATTTAAAAGAGGCATTGGCTTTATATCGTGAGGACTTAGGTCTTGACGAGGAAGAAGAAGACGAGGATTGGGACTAAATTATGGCAGGTTGGTACAACAAGGTAAATGATAGTTTAGCAGAAATAGTAAACTGTATTGATTACTATGAAAATGAACTAGCAGAAGCCAAAGTTGAGTGTGGAGTAAAAGGCAATGTCGAAAGATTATCTGCGGCACTACCAGGTATTACTGAACACAGATTTAACCAATTGCAAGAAATAGAAGCAATCCTAGAACACCTTAACATTGAACTTAGGAAGACCAGAAGTAAGGTCTTCCGAAAGTTCCTTGAAAATTATAATAGACAATTAACAAGTAGAGATGCAGATAAGTTTGTTGATGGAGAAGATGAAGTTGTGCAACTAACAAGTTTAGTAAATCAAATAAGTCTTTTGAGAAACAAATACTTAGGCATAATGAAAGGTTTGGATACCAAGCAATGGCAAATCGGTCACATTGTAAGGTTAAGAACAGCAGGAATGGAAGATATATCAGTTGGATAAAATTGAAGTTCAAGATTTGCAACAAGCAATTGAATATGGAATTGATTTAGCAAAAACTTTTGAAGAAACTAAAGGGTACGTAGACTACAAAGACGTTTTAATTTTACCCAACGATATGGACTTTTCTGCAGACCGTATAGAATTTGATTTAAAAATTATTAAGTATGATAATGAAGACCACGCAATAGATATTATTAACTCTGCAAAAGAATATAATTTATTGTTAGTAGCAAATACATATTTAAAAAATCTGTTCAAGAAGGCACTCTTAGAAAATTGCTTTGTGCTATCTACTACAGATGATTTAGATGAGTGGATATGGATGTCGTACAATAATAAAAATGGGGTGTTGAATGTTGATAAAATGTTGAAAGATTTTTTACCAGCATCCAACACAATTTTATCTATTAACAATAGGAATTAAGATGGAAGAATTTTTTCACAAACACATAATAAAGTTTACGTTAATAATTACCTCACCGTTATGGATTGCATACGCATTTGCTTCAGATATCGAAGAAGTTATAGTAGTAGGTCAACAAGAACAAATAGTTGAAACAAACCCTAGTACTCAATCGAATCTCATAAGTGCAATAATGCCAGCATTCACATACAATGCAGGTGGTTATGGAGGCGCAACCTTTTACAATGAAAGAGGCGCACAAACAGTTCATACAGCAGTATTTAGAAATGGTATACCTGCTAATGAACCAGGAGGCTCTTGGTATAATTTCGGACACGATATTGTAACAGGAGAAAAAGTTAAAGTTATATCAGGTGCAAATGGTGTAATGTATGGTTCGGGTGCAATGGCTGGAACAGTATTAATTGAAGATGTTATTACAAGAGGACTAACTGTTAGAAACATTATAGACAGTGGATTGGAACCTCAATTACTAAAATTATCAACAGATAATTT